GGCCGGTATGGCTCCGGCAGCGGCATCCAGGCAGTCACTGTGTCATACACATTTGCCAGATTCCTTTTCTCTTTTTCCACTAGATCACAGTATACCCATTCGTTATAATCATCGGAGTACTGCCAGATCCCTTCGCCTATATATTCTGCCTTATACACACCATAGCTCTCTGGGTGGTATGTCTTTTTCTCTTCTGGAAGCCAGTCAGCGTCATAATCGCTGATCCATTTAGAATGTTTTACAGTCGCCCAGACTGGTTCTCCTAGCTTCGGCAGCCTCTCCTCCACCGGGATCCAGCGGTGCTCTGATGTTTTTCCGTTCGCGTTTAACGCCTTGATTTCTTCCGGTGCCAGACCGGTATCCTCATACTCCATCAACTTCCAGAGAGCTCCATACAGCCGCTCCCGTAAAGGCTTGGTGATTACCTGTCCTTCATGCAGCTGTTCCCATGACACTCCCTCCAAGCACCAATTTCCCTGCTCATCTTTCTGTGTTAATCTCTTCATTCTCGCCTTCCTCCTCCCACTCAAGTGCCTCGCCGCATATCTGGCAGTAATTCTGCCCCAGCTCAATCATCTCATTCTCACATACTGGGCACATAAATCTTTCTTTTCCCTGCATCAAAATCTTAGCCATATCTATTTTCCTTCCTCTCACTCTTCAAAACGCCATCATCATTCTGGTGTCTATATTGATCCTTCGGCAGCCTCTGGATCTTAAACCTTAATTATTCTGGTACGGACACGGAGACCCCAAATAGCACCTGTCCACCCATTCCTCTGCCTCGCTGTTCTCCAACGCCTTAATGGCCATCTCATACGCCTGGATCTGTTTCTCTGCGTCTGCGCGGAATGCCAGTTTCTCATATATGTTATCCCTGGCAATTCCCGCGCGTACCATGCGTTCCCAGCCACCATCTGTGATCTGGATTTTGTATGTGTTGATATGCTCCTGCAATATCTGGATTGCTGTTTTTTTCTCCATTCTCTTCACCTCCGCATTTTAACCGCTGCTCCCCAGTCCTTATTTTAATGCAAACCGCTCCGATGATTCTTTAAGCCACTTCATCGCTGTTGTACAGTTTTCTATTCCATATGCCGTATGAAAAACTATATCCTGCTGTACATTTTCCAGTGTCAAGCCTTCCAGTGCATAGAATTTAATGAATCCCTGTACAATCTGCATTTCTGACTTTTTTTCGGATCATGTGCCAGATCAAACAACCATACTTTGTGTAATTCACTGTACCTGTTCTTCATCTGCTCCCCTCTCTTTCCACCCTGTTTTGTAGGCCGACAGTCTTGGAAGAATTATTTAAGTTCCAAAATCCTCCACCATACTCCCTCAATAACTCCGTCGCCTCTGCCTGTCCCTTCTCTTCCAGAAACTGAATCACATCATCCATATCACACAGCCGTTTCCTGCGAAGAATTTCTTCAACCTGCCGTGTCCCAATTGCCCGATAAAATCTAGTCGGTGTATGTACGGTCGCCATCCTCCGGGATGTTTCCTGCACCTCTTCCATAATCTGCTCTAATATATTCTTTTTCATCATTTCCCGATTCCTTCCCGTTCTCCTGCAGATAGTCCTCTAATTCCATCTGACCGTCACATTTATAATGTTCCAACTTCTTAATCCATTCTGGCAGATCTGCCATGGTCCCTCCTTTCCAGGCCGGGAAAAGGAGGTTGATAGGCCCCGGCCTGTAGGTCAAAAGGTATACGTGACATACCGCAATCTGAACCCGTTGTTATGTATGTATCAACCCCCGTTTCCAGAGGTAAATACCTTATTATCTCTGCCTGTCAGAAACAGACATTAAAATATCCTGCAGAACCATCAGTTCATCTTCATTTATCAGGCTCGCCGCCCCCAAAAGCTCCCTGAGGGTATATACGCTCCATTCCCTGATTCCCCACTCATCTTTTGCCTGTGATGGTTCTTGGGTGTATCCCGCGTTTTCTGCCGCACTATGCGCCTGTGCCTCTGCCCGCTGTGCACCTGCCTGTGCGGCCTCTGCCCGCCTGGCTGCCCTCTCCGCCCGCTCTGCGATCTCCTCTGCCCGCTGTGACCCTGTGTCAGAATCTGACACCAGTTTCCCTTCCGGCCCTTTCTGGATCCCCATGCTTTTCTCATCCGCCTGTCCCTCCCCGTCCGGCAGCGTCCTTGTGTCAGATTCTGACACATCTGTTCCATCCGCCGTCTCCCGGTTCCATCCCTGGGCTGCCGGCGGTCTGCTTGCCTCATACGCCGATGTGATCCCTATTTCACCAGACTGAAACTTTTCTTTTACATCTTCCGGCGCACTCTTATAAATGGCGTTCAGCTGGCCTATCTTCCCGCTGGATTCCCCCAGGATCTTCGCCACATAATCCCGTATCCTCTCCCCCTTTTTTAAAGCAATGTTCCCATTCTCCCGCATCTTTGTCAGAATGTCCTTCCACTCCTGGGCCTGCATCATCAGGTCGTAATCTGACAGCCTCCGGTTAAAGGTATTTCCGCACAGCAGTTCCAGCCTGAACTGCAATTCATCCATGTCTTTATAACGGCAGGGGATCCTTTCACATTCCGTATGCCCTTCCCGTATCAGTTCTTCTAATGCGGCATACCTCCGGTGTCCCGACAGGAGCCAATATTCCCCGGAGACCCTGCCGACCACCAAAGGCTCCTGGATCCCCCCGGTCATCAGGATCCCTGTTGCCAGTTCCTGAATTTCCACCATGCTGTACTTATTGTGTTTGGTAACCACAATATCCCGGTAATCCAGCACTATATCCTGGTATTCTTCCGTCCGCTCCGTTTCCGCCAGTGTCGCACCATTTAATATGCTTAAAATGTCAAATGCCATCTCCGGCCCTCCCCAGATATTCCTCCACGAATTTTTTATAGTCCTGGGCCGCGCCGGATCGGACACTGTGCGTTATGACGCTCTGATGGTAAAAGGTGGCGTCTTTGGCCTGCCGGGAATGCCGGATATGCTGCTTGAATAATTTAAACTGCGGCCTTGCCCGTATCCATTCTTCCGCTGCCTCGCTGGTGGCGCTCCGCTCATAATCCGTTACCAGGCAGCCCGCCAGCTTCATATCTGGATTCAGGCGGCGGATAGACACCACCTGGCCTACCAGCATTTCCAGTCCGTCAATGGAGTAATTATCAAGGTTGATCGGGATAATCACCTCCTGGGATGCGATCAGCGCATTGACCACGTTGATCCCGATATCTGGTGGGTTATCTATGATACAGTAATCATAATCCTCTGCCGCCTGCCCCAGCGCCTCCCGGTAACGATCATGCTGCCTGGTGCTGGGATCCTTTAGTATCTCAAGGGCTGCCTGCTCCATGTAGTAATTACACGGGATCAGGCTGAGCCCCTCGATCCCTGTGTCCATGATATTCCCAGACACACTCCGGCTCCGTATCATGTTCTGCGCTCCCTGGCGGCTCCCCTGACTGTACCGTTTATACAGCCGCGACGCATTGCCCTGCTTATCGTTGTCCAGCAGAAGCACACGTTTCCCATGTCGTGTTGCAAGAAGCTCCGCCATGCTGACTGCGGTGGTTGTCTTGGCGCAGCCTCCCTTTAAATTTATGATTGATATGATTCTCATCTTCGGTTCCTCCTGTCTTTTCCAAAAATATACATATGCTCCGATATCTCGCCGTCCCCAGTCAAAAACCTCGTTGCGTACCAGTACCGCCTACTTTCGTCTACGTAGTATACATACACCCGGTTCCCTCTCCGCGACCTCCCGACCTCTCTGACCGGGCCGCCCTCTTTCCGGCTCTCAATGCTCACAGCCTCTGCCATCATCCATTTTTCCCATGGTTCTATCGCCTCCGGTTCCCCGCCTTCCAGAAACACAATACCATCCAGCCCCGTTGCTTTGGTATCGGGTTCCTCCGGTTCCCCGCCTTCCAGATAATTCTTCTTAAAGATATCCATAAAACGCCGGTGCCCATGCAGCCGCTCGAATGCGCGCTGTCCCGCCTCCTGGAGCCTGCGCATCTTCCGGGCATTGTTATGTACACCTTCTTTATTATCCCTGTGGCAATAGGGGCACAGGTGCACAGTCAGGCCATATTTTTCCGACCAATCCCGGTTCGCTGCCCCGAATATATGATGGCGTTCCAGTTGTCCCCAGGCACCGCACATAAAGCACTGCTCGGCCGGCTCGTTTTCTACTATGCTCTTCATCCGTCAAATCCCTTCCCGTACCAGTATTTACTCAATGCGGCACCGTTTGGCCTGTTCTCTTTCCAGCTGCCCTTCCATCCAGTTTTTATACACATGATATCCACAATCGAATGTGTATAAGTGCCTGTCCAGTTGGGAAAGCGTCTGTTCCCAAAGATCCGCGTTCTTCACCGGATGGCCCTTGGCATTCTTCCAGCCGTTTTTCTGCCACTGCCTGGCCCAGCCGTTTCCCATGGCATTCATGATATGTTCGCATCCCGTATATACCTTAAGCTGGCACGGGCAGTTAAGGCGTTTAAGGGCCTCTGACAGTGCCATAAGGCAAAGACGGTTCTCTGTGGCCTGTCCCACCCATTCATGCTTTTCCAGCGTCACCGCCTGGCCGTCCCGAATGCACTCCAGGATGTATATGTATCCCCCAGCCTTTTTTCTTGGGCCATGGATGGACGAACCTATGTAGATGTTGACCTCTTCCATCTCTTCTCCTTTCTCGGAAGCTCCCAGTCACTGGGCTGCGGGTTGATCTTGACCATCACATAACGTTGGTAGGGAAATCCCAGCCGGTCAAAGCCGTTATACAGGCTGTCAGGAAGGATATAATAGCCTTTCCTGGGCTTTGGGTCTGGCTCCCACCCCCTCTTTGTCTTGCGATTCCTGATATCCGGCTTTGGTTCGATCAGGTTCCGGGAACAGGTATAGCGCTGGGCTGTGGGCGTCTCCTCTGAACGGAAGGTCTTTTCTGTCTCCTTGATGAAATACTCAGCCAGTACCTGGTATTCTCCAGAATCATACAGCGGCACAAACCTCTGCTGTCCATTCCCCTTCCATATCTCCCTTACATGGTCTATGGTGGTTCTCTTCCCGTCATTGATGTGGTTAATGATAATGTGGTGATGAATCCTCTTGTTCTTATACTCCGTCACAAGAATATACTTAAATGAGAATCCCCTGCGCTTAAACCGATCCCGCATCCGGTCGAGGAAGTTCTGGATCCTCTTCTCGGCCTCCTCATTGGAAACAGGTTCCCTATATGTCAGGGTGATATGATAATCTCCCGGCTTAAAGTTGGCATTTATCTTCCGGGCCAGCCTCCTTGCCGCCTGCCGCACATTGGCCGCCCTGATCTCCTCCTTCGTTTTCTTCTCCGCTTTCTCTCTGGGATGCCCCTTGCGCAGCCCATACGGGATACACTTTATTATTTCCAGAGTAGCCCCCGCTTTATATTCAATCTGCTTGTACTTTCTCATTTCGCGACCCCGCTAAGTTTAATCCTTTTATCAAGTCATATAATGGAATAATTCTCCCATTTTTCTTGACTTTTTCCCGTGGCCGCCGTATACTAAACATGAGTTGTATTTTGTATACGGCATTTTGCCCTGGAGCGTAGATCTACCCCGATCTACGCTCCTTTTCCATATTCTTCTCATGCTATTTCTTCTTTCATCTTCTGCGCTATGCTGTTGGATACGATAATAGACAAATGCCTTAATATCTCCTTCTTCTCCTCTTCTGTCTGTACTATGTAATCATCGTGAAACTCTATCTGACAGTTTCCGATCTTCAGTTCTTTCACTTTCATATATCATCACTCCTCTCTATGGCATCTTATGTATGACCGGTTGTCCATCTTGCTTAATTCTTCAAATAGCTATCATATGCATGGAAAACAGATTTAAAAATGGCATTTTAGATATTGCTAATTTTCTAAGCAATTTTATCTAATCCTCAATCTCCCAATCATTTCTTATAAGATCCTTAGCTCTTGGCTGCCATCCATGTCTTGATGGATTACAGCCATTTGCTTCCATTACAATACATTTTTCCCTTCCATTTGTAGGTTTTATTTTCGCTGTACCCTTAAATTCTGGTAATGTAATACATTTATTACTTTCCAATGCCTTTTTTACCGCCTCATGAATCCACATCTTTCTCGTCTCCTATTGGAATTAAATTTCTGGCTGCCCACAGGGTACACTCTCTTATTTCTTCGTCATTTAGCTAAGCGTACCCTTTCTTCTTGAGATAATATATACGCGCCGCTGTGCTGACGCTTCTTTTCAGCCAGCCAATTCCACAAATTACCGTTGTGATGGCAAATAGTATTGTCATTCCTCTCTCGCCTCCCTTCCTACGCTGATCTGCTGTTTCTCTGTTCCAGAAAATCTACCGCTTTCAGGAAGTTCTCCAGATCTACCCGCTTCTTCTCACTCAGGTTCATAAGTACATTCGCTACTGCCTCTGCCTCTTTTTTCTGTTCGCTTCTTACCAGTGTCTCTGTTTCAGTTCTCTTTGACATGATTTTTCTCCTTTCTTGTTTTCATGAATGCAATTTATTGAATTTGTTTGACTTGATAAAGCCATTTTATTCCTTGTTTTTGGTTTTGTCAAGTCATTTATTCGTATATTTTTTATTTTTTGACTTGACTAAGTCATTTTTTAGGTATATACTCAAAACATGATAATATGAAAGTAGGTGATAGTAATGGAAATGCATGACAGAATAAAGGCATTAAGAAAGAATTATTTAAATTTATCCCAAGAAGCTTTTGGTCAACGCCTTGGAGTTAGTCGGTCTGTGATCAATAATATAGAACGCAATGCTCTTGCCCGCCCAGAGCAAAAGCTTTCTTTAATACGTTTGATGTGTAAAGAATTTAATGTCCGTGAAGAATGGATTTTAAATGGAACCGAGCCGATGCTGGTTCAGCCAGATACATTCAGCCTGGATTCCTTCGTTAAAGAAAGAGGAATGTCGGATTTGGAATTGCGGATTTTAAAGCGTTATTTTGCTTTAGATCCTAAAATCCGCCAAGATGCTCTTTCTTATTTTCTTAGCGATTTAGAAACAGAAGGGGAACAAAAAACATTTGACAGAATGCCTCAGTCCGAAGAAGAACTCCTGACAGAATCTATCATTGTGCCATCTGGCAAGGCTATATAAAAACGCCCAACCTTCACAAATAATTTGGTTAGAAAATAATGAGTATCAATTGTGTCACGCCATGGAAGTCAAGATTATAGTAAATCGTTGTTGTCTGCTTGCAGTAAAATGCATATACATTCTTTCTATGGTTATGTATGTACACTCGTTTCATCATTTGCACCAACCTTTCTTTTGGGGGAAGGTTGGGCGCAATAAAATTATAGCGGAAGAATCTTATGGAAACTGTGCTAATTTTTCCATGCATTTTTAAAGAAATATAATAATCCTAAAACGGAGGAAAATACATATGAAACGACCAGATAAAGGACATAGTATTGTAACTTTTCCCAACAACTATGTAATAATTGATATCGAAACTACCGGGTTATCTCCTGAATGGGATTCTATTATCGAAGTGTCTGCCATAAAATATGAAAATAATTCTGAAATTTCCCGTTTTTCATCGTTAGTACAGCCTGACGATGATGAAGAAGTCTATATTGATTCTTTTATTGAACAATTAACCGGGATTACTAATGAAATGATTTCAACCGCGCCTAAAGCCCGTGATATCTTTCCTGAGTTTTACGAATTCTTAGGAAGCAATCTGCTTATCGGGCATAATGTGAATTTTGATATTAACTTTTTGTATGATAATTTTACAAAATATATTTCAAAGCCATTGTTGAATGATTTCATAGATACACGGAGAATTTTTTGCAGACTTCATCCAGAACTTCCCCATCATCGTTTAAAAGAATTAGCTGCCCAATATAATATAGACTATTCAGGTGCTCACCGTTCTATAGTCGATTGTGAAATCACAAACTCTTGCTACGAAAAATTAAAACAAGAAATTGCAAACTCTTTTGAAGATGTCAATGAATTTTTTAAATCTTTTGATTATGTTGGTAAACAGTTAAAAGCCGCTGATATATCAACGGATCAGCAGAATTTTGATATATCACATCCATTATATAAAAAAGTATGTGTATTTACTGGCGCTTTAGAAAAAATGCCTCGCAGACAAGCTATGCAAATAGTAGCTGACTTTGGAGGTATAAACGGTGATAGCATTACTAAAAAAACAAATTTCTTGATTTTGGGTAATACTGATTATTCTGCCAATATAAAAGATGGGAAAAGCTCCAAACAAAAAAAGGCAGAAAAATTAAAACTGGAAGGATATGATATTGAGATTATCCCGGAAAATGTATTTTATACTTTAGCTGAAATTGATTAAATACACTCTTCCAAAAAACATCCATCAGTTATTGGAGTAAACCATTTATTTCTTCTAAAAATTATACGTGGGAGGTATCTTATGAAGTTTGGCCCAAGAAAACCAAGTCTAAAGAAAAGCCTGAAAGCCAGAACTACTGGCAAGGCCAAGAGAGCAGCAAGGAAGGCATTGATCCCTGGATACGGAGAAAAGGGAACCGGATGGATCAAGGATCCCAAAAAGGCAGCTTATAACAAAATATACCGCAAGACTACGTTCAGCCTTTGGGATCTTTTTAAATAGTCTTTATGCATTGATGAATCAAAAAAAATGTGCTATACTTGCCTCACGGAAAGTCAGAGCACATCAACAGGCGGCCTACCCTCCCTTACACCGGAGGGGCTTCCCCTCCAGACGTGAGAAAGGAGGGTGATGCCAATGTATGTTACATATTCGGATCTGATCCAGATAGGTATCTTCATTGTAGCCCTTATAAGTCTCATTCATGAGATTTTTAAGGATAAAAAATAGCCGCCACTACTCCCAATAGTGACGGCCGGTTCCATTTGGAACTAGGTATTTTTCATTGTAGAGGGTAGGCCGGATGTCTCTGGCTTTTCCTTTGTATTCTTACTATAGCATATTCAGCCCTAAAACGCAAGAGCCGTCCTATAAAACAGCAAAATCGCCCGGTGTTACCAGCACCGAACGGATTTACATAGATTTTCTCTTGCCAGAATACTGGAAAGATATAACCAGAGTAAGCATCTGTATTATATCATTTTTAGTACGTCCTGGCAAGGGGCGTATTTTGGTACTATAAAAGTGTAATTGTTGTATCAATAATACATTGGTAACACAGTTGCACTTATTTTTTGTACACAAAAAACATATTGTTACACACAAGGAGATGATATGATGTTGTTAAAACCAGATGGCGTATACTACGCCTACCTAAGAAAATCAAGAGAAGATCAGGAGGCAGAATCTCATGGCGGAGGGGAAACACTAGCCCGCCATGAACACATTCTGCGAGAACTGGCAAACCGCTATCACATTCAGATTTCCCGCTGGTACAGGGAGGTAGTGTCCGGTGAAACGATTGCTGCTCGTCCTGAAATGCTACATCTGCTAAATGATATCGAATCGAACCATCCTGACGGTATTCTTGTGATTGAGATTGAACGGCTTGCCCGGGGGGACACACGAGACCAAGGTCTTATTATGGAAACGTTGAAATACTGCAGCACTACCGTAATAACCCCCATGAAAATTTATGATCCAAATAACGAGATGGATGAGGAGTATTTTGAGTTCGGCCTTTTCATGTCACGCCGAGAATACAAGACCATCCGCCGCCGCCTAGTCGCTGGACGCTACGAAGCTGCCAAGGAGGGCAAATGGACGGCCGGAAAGCCCCCGTATGGCTATGAAGCATATAAGCTAAAGAATCAGAAGGGATACAGCCTCCGAATCGTTCCTGATGAGGCTGAGGTGGTTCGCTTGATCTATAAAATGTATTTGAAGGGTACTCCTGAAACTGATGGATTACCAGCAAGCGCAACACGCATCGCCCGTGCACTTAATCATATGCAGATTCCTTCCAGAACAGGCCGTCAGTGGACTAACGGTGTAGTTCGAGATATCGTTACGAACTGCGCATATATCGGAAAGATACGCTGTGGGAGACGTAAGATTCAGAAGAAGGTAAAAAATGGAATTGTAACGACGTCCACTCCTATCAATAAAAATTTTTGTGAGTACCCCGGCCTACACGAACCAATCATTGACCTTGAAACATATGAGGCCGTACAGAGATGTTTTCAACAACGTTCTTTCCGTCCTGCTTTTATGAATACTGAAATAAAAAATTCTCTTGCTACTATCCTGCGCTGTGGCAACTGTGATCATGCCCTTATACGCAGACCACATTCGCCCAAAGAAACGCATGATTGGTACTTGTGTAAATATTGCGATATGCCTGGTGCTGCTGTAAGCGATGTGGAGGAAAAGGTCTATCTTGGCCTTGAAGAATGGCTTAAAGAATACAGTATCACTGTAGGCGATCAAACAGTAGCCGTCATTACATCCAACTCCATCCATACGCAGCTTGAAAAAAAGCAGAGCAAGCTACAGACCATGCTGCGCCAGCAAAACAAAATATATGAATTGTTTGAAACGGAAATATATGATTCCGATACATTTCGCGAACGTATCACAGCCTCTAAAGCCGAAACGGATCTATTAAAAGCTGAAATAGCTGATATGGAACAGCGTTATCAGAAACAGCGCCAATTAGAAGCCAACAAAGCTACCATGGTTCCCAAAGTTCAGCACGTTCTTGATACCTACTGGAGTTCCAGTCCAGCGGAACGGAATGTCATGCTAAAAGAGATTGTCCAGAAAATCATCTACACAAAAGAAATGAAGGGTACGAAAAAAAGCATCCCTGATTTTAAGCTAAAAATATACCCCAGGCTCTAA